GTCGCCATAGGGTATCAACCCTCGCCACTTTTTACCCCATAATTGTAAACCGTTGTTATTGCCGTTATTGCATCAACCAAAGTATAAAGTTTATTTCAAACGGCGGTAAACATAGTTTTATATATCTAGTGATAAATTGTTTCTGAATAGTTGTAATATTGCGTTTTTGTTTTCCTCCAGTGCTGGTCATAAATACGGTCTTGCTGGCATTATTACTTTTTTAGTTCTTACCCGTTTGCCGTTTACTTTGAAGTGCAAATATTTTGCTCTCACTGGCACTATTACCCCGCCAAATTCGTGTATTGGGGCATAAATAAGATTGCTTCATATTTCAATGCTGTTACTGGTTGCGTATTCAATTATTGATCTCCTTAGTGTTCCAGTTCCATAAGGGGCTTTTTGTGTTGCCGACCTCCTTACTAATTGGGCAGATTGTCGCAAAGCCCTTTTTACTGCGGGGTTTGCATCAGTCCCAATTTTCGGAATAATCAGATCATACTTAATCATTCTTTTTTCTCACAATTACCTCATAAAACTTTCTTATCATACTTATTCTAGGGGTGATTTTCTTTACAATATACACAACATTATCTTGATCAACCAGTTTGTCGCCGATTGCTATATTACTATACTTTGTAAGCATTTTTAATTGGTCTTGTCAGCCGTCAATATCATTTACCATACTCAAATCATCGCTTTGCTCGTAAATATACACACGCAAGCCAGTCGTTACACTGGTGGCGTATGTGTCGCCCCTAGTTATTGATATGGTTTTGTTAGGATAAAACATTTACGACTTTATATTTTGCTAAAAGTGATCTGATTTCATTGTACATTTTGCTGTCGCTTCCAAATACGCCCTCCATTGTTATTCACAAGGATAAATCGCCCTGTGTATAGTTATTTACGCCCTGTAATTTTCTTGTGGCATACAAGCTTGCCGTTATCATAAGCGTTGCTTGTTTTACATCCGCTGGTATAGTTGCAAAGCCCTTTGTATAAGTAAATGTAATTATTCAAAATGTAGTATTATATCAACTAAGGTTTACGGCTGTATCAAAAGTAACTTCACGCCCCCTTGCTATGTAGTGGGTCAGTTCTGTAAATGTTCCAGCACTTCAATTTATATGCGTAATACTATTTACTGGCGTATATCTGAAATAATACGGTCAAGTTTCCATAAAGTCGTGCCTTTCAGCTGTAATGGTTCAAGCTTCTAAAGCAAACAAAGCGTCAGTATTTTGCAAGTTACAAAACCTGTCTACTAGGTGGCAAGCGTGGCTTATGAGATATCAAATAAGCGTATCCTCGCCCGAGGTTTCCAAATATGTGTTTGCTTCCGCAGTTGTTACATACGCCATAATAAATCAATGCTATTTATAAATTATTTTGCCTTTGCTTTTTTTGTTTCAGCCTTTGCTTTTTCAGCCTGTGCCTCTTTTCTGTTATCAATATCTTTGATATCGGTTATTTCTGTAGTTTCTTTTTCAGTTTCCTCCTCTTCAACGGTTTTCTCTTCCTCTTCAATTTCTTTTTCAATTACTGGTTTCAATTCGTCAGCTTCAAAACCAAAACCGTTTTTCAAGTAGTAGCTTGATAAACTTTCGTCTACTTCAATAAGATCGCCAGCTTCAAGGTTTACTTTTTCACCGTTGACTCTGATTCTTACCGCTTCAAGTGCTTTTAGTGTTACTTTTTTTATAGGGTTGCCCATAGTGTGAATAGTAAGTAATAAATGATTATCCTTTATAAGTTACCAAATAGTAACTCGTAAAGGATAAGCGGAGAGCTTTTGCCCTCCAACTTATTATATTGATTATACAGTAGCATTGTATCCGTATGAAACGCTGTCAGTTCCGACAACATTCAATGCGTATCTCAAGTGAGCAGTCAAGCAATATTGGTCAGTTCTTGGCAAGTATTCAGTAACAATTTGTAATTGTCTTTTGAATCCGTGTACAAAACTTGGCTTGTGAATAAGTACCGCTCTACCTTTTGTATTATTTCAAGGTGTAGTTGATACTTTTCCGTCAGCTTCTGTTAAACCAAGGTAAGACAAAGGCAATACTTCAATACCATCAATAAATTTGAGTGTACCGTTTATAACCGTTGCACTTACGCCAAACTTTTCAGCAGTTTCAACCTGTGCAAGGCTTAACAACTTAAAGTAAGTACTAGCATCAACAACCAAAACGAGGTCGCTTGGTTCAAGACCTTTTACGCCTAGTTGAGCCCTCATAGTTCTAATATCTGCAAGGTCAATAGTTCCAAGGTCGCTTGTCTTGCTGTTAGTTCTAGCTTTCTTGATAAGTCCGTCTTGGTGTAGGTAGTAAGTACCAGCAGTTGGAGCACCATCATCACTATTGATATTTCCAGTTCCAGCAGTTACAACATCACCGAGCAAGATTGCTTGATCAAGTAATTTTGTATAACTAGCTCCAAACTTGTTTACCAATAATGGTCTGATTGAAACGATTGAATCTTCATCAAGTTCACCTGAAAGGTAAACACTTGTTGAGTACTTTTTCGCAGTCAATACGAGGTCATCAGTTCCAGCCTTGCTTGTAGTTACATCAGTTCCAACGACATTTGCCGTTTCACTTGTAGCATACCAAGTATTGTCAGCACCTTCAACGGGAATAGTCCAAACCGCACTTGGCATAGTGTAAGCACTAGGCAAGATTGAAAATAAGCTTTTCTTGTCTCTTTGTGAAAGCAAGATTTGGCTTGCAAGGTCAGTTGGAACGTAGTCCTGCCCGTAACCATCTTGTCAAGTTGTCATCGCTTCATTGGATCTTGTTTCAAGTGTCGCTTCGTCTTCCGCTTCAACTTGCGAAATGCTATTTCTTATCATCTCCAACTTTTTTAATCTGTCTTTTTCGTTCATCTGTAAAAATAAAAATAGAATAAATAGGGAACTAAGCCCTTGCTTTTGCCTCCGCTAGTTCGTTTGCAAGTGGATCGTTTTTGTAAGCTGGGCTTATGTGGTTTCCAACAAAGCCTTTTTTAGTGGGTATCTTGTCAAGCATAGCTTTGAGCCTTACCGCTTCGTCAGTCTTTTTTGTAAGCAATGCTTGCATTTTATCAACTGCCTCCATAGCTTGGTTTGCTACAATTTCCTTTGCTTCCACTTGTGCCTCCAGTTCAACAACCTTTGCTTTCAACTCCTCGGCTGTTTGCTCGGTATTTTCAACCTCGCTTTTTGGGTCGTTGCCGTCCGTTTGTGGTTCTGGGTTTTCACCAGTAGCCTCCGCTCCGTCCCCTTGTATTGTTTCACTTTCTCAATCAACTGTTTCAGCTTCCGCCTGTTCCTCGGTTATAACTTCATCAGCAACCGCATCAGCAATTATTGCCTCCTCCACTGTTTCGAGTTTTGCTTCACTTTCAATATCATTATCCTTGTCATTCTCATTTGCAATATCTTTTTCAGCTGGTTCAACAACTTCATCACCCAATATTTCCTCCTCGTTTTCAACTACTTCCCTGATATGCTTTACTGCAAACCTTTTTTCGTAACCATCAAAGAATTGTTTGATTGCCCTTGTAAGTGTAAACAAGGTATTTGGGTTTGAGGGCAAACTTACAACGCTTATCTCTAGTAATTCAATTTTTGTAATTTTCCTTACTATTTCGTCATAACTAAGGTTATCAATTTCCGTTTCAGATAATGCACTAAGTGGTACGCCTTGCTTTGTTTGGTAAGACCACTCCAAAGCATAAAAGCCCATTGAAAAGCCTTTGACTACGCCATCTTTTATTGCTTTCATTATTCAATCAGTGTCTTGGCTTATTTCCGCCTTTATTCTAAGCCCCGTAAGGTCTATATTGTGGCTTACCATTTGCCCGATAGGTTTATCCATATCGTGTCAAAGTAATATAACGGGGTTTTTCATATACCTATCCATTCAACCCGCAATCGCCTCTGTGTCTATAATAGAATTATAGGAATCAATATCGGGTGTGCTTGCGTATCATTCAATAATGATTTTTCCGCTGTCTGCCCTTACTTCAACTTTATCAATCGCCATTTGGAATTGAACGAGATTTTTTTTATCCATTTACTGAATATAAATAATAAAATGATATTTCTGTTTTTATATAATTCTATAGTTGGTCGTACATCTGCAACGGGGGTTTGTATTCCTTGGGGCTATATTGTCGCCACTCTTGAATAATTCCTCCTCCATTATCCAGCCCATAGCTTCGTTTGCCCTGCATTGCTCCGTTACCTTATCATCGTTTACCGTATCCCGTATTTTTTCCGCTTTCTCGCCAGTTTCCTGCAAGTGCTTTTTCAAAGTTGTAAGCCTTGCCTCCTCGTATGATTCCCCCGCTTCCCTTACGGCTATAAGTTGCGACCTTGCCTTACTAAGTACCCCCGCATCGGCTTGATCCCTTATATCCTGTGCTATCTCATTATATGCTTTTCACTTTTCAACGCCTTTTGCAATTACTGTTGCTATTCATTCCTTGGTTGTTTGTGTTATGGATAGTTTGCTACTTCATAGCATAACATATTTTTTATATTCAATGTATTTCACCGCTTGCTCAACTACATACTCCAGCCCCGTTTGTAAGTTCAATTTTGCTTTTACTTTCCTTGCGGATCTATTGTATAAACTTTTTAATTCACTGGTAATTGCTGGCACTAATTTATCAAACGATAGTTGTATTATCAAAGCGTTGTTTAGTTCCCCTCATTCAACATTACTTGCAATCAATACTGCAAGACCTTTGAAAGTTTGGTAAATCTTTTTTACCAACCTTTTTTCGGTTTTAATGATTTCACTAGGTATTGCCATTTATAGGGGTTATATCAGATAATCAAACATCACTAAGCAAATCAAGGCTTTTACTTATAAGTGGCTTGTCGGCTTCATCAATTCAAACAAATTGCTCATAGCCTAGCTCCTCCCTTGCTTCATTTACCGTAATCAATCAATATTGCATTTGCTTAATTACCGTATCCACTGCACTAATATAATTGTCAATATGATCAGAAAGTATTTTAATTTTGTTTCCTTGCTTACTTATTTTTTCATCTGCAATTATCCCATTTATCCAATTTGCAATATCAACTTCCCGTGGTAATATGGTATTTTCAATATACTTTTTGTATTGTGTTTCAGCGTTTGTATAGTTCACGCCATCAGTATAACCAAGGATAATCTTTGGCACGCCATAGCCAGC